AAGGAGAACCATGAACACACTAGCAAGATACCATGCTGCAAATCTTCCAGAACTTTTTGATAAGATAACTAGGAACAGCATAGGAATGGATGACTATCTCAATCGTTTTTGGGAAGATACAACCACTTCCAATTATCCACCATATAATTTGATACAATTAAATAATCATGAATCGAAACTCGAAATCGCCCTTGCGGGATTTAAGAAAAATGAAATCAAAGTCTATACGGAGTTTGGAAAATTATATGTACAAGGCAAGAAAGAAGAATCAGAAGATGTGGGAGAATTTGTCCACAAAGGATTGGCACAACGCTCCTTTGAACGGGTCTGGACGGTCACCGATGATACGAAGGTTGGATCAGTCAGCTTTGATGATGGACTATTAGTTATAGAACTAAACAAAATAGTTCCTGAACATCATTCTCGTAAGGACTATCTATAAATATAAATGAGTTCGAGATGGATCAAGCACCCTTTGACAGGGTGCTTTTTCTTTGCTATAATAATTGTAAGTAAGTAAAAGTTATGACTGTTAAATTAGTCCTACTAAAATCTGGAGAAGATATCATTGCTGATGTTTCGGAAATGGTAGTCGGTGAAGAAGGTAATGAAGAGAGTCCTCCTAGAGTTATAGGATATTATCTTAATAGACCTTGTGTTGTTAAAATGCAAGATACAAGGAATCTTCCAGAGTTAAAAATTGGTAATGAACAAAAGGCAGGATATTCAGTATCTCTTTTCCCTTGGATGCCACTCTCTAAAGAAGATAAGATTCCAATCCCTGCAGATTGGATGATTACTATGGTAGAACCAGTAACAAAATTAGCACAAATGTATGATGAGGACATTGTAAAACATGGAAAAAACAATCAAAGTGATAGCACTGACGACGACACAACAGATTCTGATCAGTCAGATTGATGAAGTTGCAGCAGCAATTCCTGGAGAACCTGATTGCCAATTAGTTAAACCTTTTTGGATTGATACACAATCTGGTACTACAGTTTTATCTCCTTTCTTGACTGGTGTGACAAAGGATGATACATTTATGATGAGTTCTGATAAGATTCTTACTCTTGCAGAACCAACACCAACTTTACTTGAAAAATATCAAGATCTTATTAAAGAATGAAATTCTACACTAACGTCCAACTAATCGGGAATCAATTCCTGGTGAGGGGTGTTGAGAATGGGAAGAGATATGAGCATAGGGATGAGTTTTTCCCTACGCTATTTGTCAAATCTAAAAAAAAGGCTAAATATAAAACGTTGAGTGGAGAAACAGTTGAAGCAATTCATCCAGGTACCGTTAGAGAATGTCGTGACTTCTATAAGAAGTATGAGGATGTGGAGGGATTTGAGATATATGGGAATGATCGGTATATTTACCAATATATTTCAGAGAAATACCCAGATGATGAGATCAAGTTTGACATCAGCAAGATTAAACTTGTTACTCTTGATATTGAAGTTGCGTCTGAGCAAGGTTTCCCTGATGTGGAATCGTGCGTCGAAGAGATTTTGGCAATCACAATACAGGACTATACAACTAAGCAGATTGTTACTTGGGGAAGTAAACCCTTTGAGAATAATAGGAAGGATGTAACATATTTTCACTGCCCTACGGAACATGCACTTTTAAGTTCCTTTATTAATTACTGGATGCAGGATGTTCCAGATGTGATTACTGGATGGAACATACAATTATATGATATACCTTACATATGTAAACGTATAAGAAGAGTTCTTGGTGAGAAGTTGATGAAGAGGATGTCACCTTGGGGATTGTGTAGTGAGGGTGAAGTTCATATCATGGGACGTACTCATACTACATTTGATGTTGGTGGTGTTTGTCAGTTAGATTACTTGGATTTATATAAGAAGTTTACTTATAAGGCACAAGAGTCATATAGGTTGGATTATATTGCTAGTGTAGAACTAGGGCAGAAGAAGCTAGACCACAGTGAGTTTGATACGTTTAAGGATTTCTATACGAAGGGTTGGCAGAAGTTTATTGAGTACAACATTATTGACGTGGAACTTGTTGACCGTTTGGAAGACAAGATGAAACTGATTGAATTGGCATTGACTATGGCATATGATGCTAAGGTTAATTACAATGATGTATTTTATCAGGTGCGGATGTGGGATACGATAATTTATAACTATTTAAAGAAAAGGAATATAGTTATTCCTCCTAAAAACCGTTCATCTAAAAACGAAAAATACGCAGGTGCTTATGTCAAGGAACCGAAACCAGGACGCTATGATTGGGTGGTCTCTTTTGACCTTAATAGCTTGTACCCTCATCTTATTATGCAGTACAATATCTCGCCAGAGACCATCAGGGAGACTCGACATCCCAGTGCGAGCGTTGAGAGGATCTTAAATGAAGAGATAGATGATTTTGATAGTCAGTATGCAACTTGTGCAAATGGAGCACAGTATAGAAAAGATATAAGAGGATTTCTTCCAGAGTTGATGGATAAGATGTATGGAGATCGTGTTGTCTTCAAGAAGAAGATGATACAAGCAAAGAAAGATTATGAAAAAGCACCATCAGTCGCACTCACAAAAGAAATTGCCAGATGTAACAACATCCAAATGGCAAAGAAGATATCACTTAACAGTGCTTATGGTGCTATTGGCAATCAGTATTTTCGATATTACAAATTGGCTAACGCTGAAGCCATTACCCTGAGTGGACAAGTATCCATTCGTTGGATAGAAAACAAAATGAATGAAAAGGTCAATAAGATCTTAAAAACAGAAGGTATTGATTATGTTATTGCTTCAGATACTGATTCCATCTACTTGCATTTGGGTCCTCTGGTTGACGCTGTATACGAGGGGAGAGAGAAAACTAATAAGGGCGTTGTTGGGTTCCTTAACAAGGTCTGTGAAACTGAATTTGAGCCTTTTATTGAGGGTTCTTATGAAGCGTTGGCCAAGTACGTGAATGCTTATGATCAGAAGATGTTCATGAAACGAGAGAATATTGCTGATCGTGGTATATGGACTGCTAAGAAGAGATATATTTTAAACGTATGGGATAGTGAGGGTGTTCGATATGAAGAACCCAAACTTAAGATGATGGGTATTGAGGCAGTTAAATCCTCAACACCTGCACCTTGTCGCAAGATGATTAAGGATGGTCTTAAGATCATGATGAATGGTACAGAAGATGAGGTAATTAAGTTTATTGAGGATTCGAGAAAGGTATTTAAGACGTTGCCACCAGAAGAAATTGCATTTCCAAGGTCAGCAACTAATGTAGAAAAGTATAAGGCACATTCTACAATATATGCCAAAGGAACTCCTATACATATACGTGGTGCCTTATTGTATAACCATTATGTTAGTAAACATAAGTTAGATAATAAGTACTCTCTCATTCAAAATGGCGAGAAGATCAAGTTCTGTTACCTGAAAAAACCGAATACTATTCATGAGAATATTATTTCGTTTATTCAGGATTTTCCACATGAGATTGGTCTTAACCAGTATATCGATTATGATTTACAATTTGAGAAATCTTTTGTAGAACCACTTAAGATTATTCTTAATGCTATTGGTTGGAATGTAGAGAAAACAGCAACTCTGGAGGCATTTTTTTCCTAATGCAATTACCTATAACCGAAAAAGATCTGGATACAATTATCAATGCTCTTTCTTTAGGTGGAGATACTAGACTCTATTTTTTACTAAAGAATGTTCGTGATAATAACAATCTACAGAAAGATAAATTTGATATGGCTGAGTGTGACATCTAATGTTTTTTGAAAAAGTGAGTCTCGTTACTGGCGGTTTTGATCCTATACATAGTGGACATATATCATACTTTAAACGAGCAAAAGATTTATCTAATTACCTTGTAGTTGGATTAAATACTGAAGAATGGTTAACCCGTAAGAAAGGTCAATACTTCCAATCTTGGAAAGAACGTGCAGAGATCATTCGCCATTTAGATATGGTGGATGCAGTTATATCTTATGATGATTCTGATGAATCTTCTTGTGAAGGTATTGCTAAATGTTTAGACATTGCACAAACTGTTATTTTCTGTAATGGTGGTGATAGGGGTAAGACAAATACTCCCGAACTTGTCAAATATGGAAATGATGCTAGAGTAGAGTTTAAGTTTGGTATTGGTGGGGATGATAAAATGAACAGTAGTTCTTGGATCCTTCATGGATATTTTGAACGTCAACGTAAATTACTAGGAATATGACACTATCTAAACCAGTAGAACAATCATTGAGAGCAGCTCAAGAAGATTTGAGAGATGCATTAGCATTTGCAGCTCGTGGTGAACAACCTTTTATAAGTAAGCATATTGCTTCTTTTCTAGCAGACATTGAGAATCTTATCGATGCTCAAGAATTGATGGAAAATATACGAGATCAACTTACTAAGAGAGAAGAAAAATGATTTTTCTATCAAAACCATCAGTGTATAATTTACCTGGCACATGGGAGAAACAACCCGATGCGATTATTCCTCATCTAAATCTAACACCAGACCAAGGATTTATTTTATTCTTTGGTTTAATTGTTTTGGGTTTAGTTATCTACGGAATCTATCTTACATTTGGAGCAGGTAAAAAGAACCTAAGAGATCAAATAGATGAACATGCTAAGATGCATGAACTAGGTATTGCACATGGACACGGTGGAAACAAAGATGCATATGAAATGTCTGGTAAACTTGAACACAAACATGAAGATTAATTATGGATTTTTTGAAAGAGATAGTAAAAGAAATAGGGGATGACTTCACCCAACTCGCAAAAGACATCGACGGAGAAGAACGATACATCGACACAGGTTCGTACATCTTTAACGGATTGGTTAGCGGTTCCATTTATGGTGGCGTATCTACTAATAAAATTACTGCCATCGCTGGTGAGTCAAGTACTGGGAAAACTTTCTTCTCCCTCGCAGTTGTCAAGAACTTTTTGGACTCTAATCCTGACGGTTACTGTCTTTATTTCGATACTGAATCTGCTGTTAACAAAGGGTTACTTGAGTCAAGAGGGGTTGACTTAAATCGTACAGTTGTTGTTAATGTAGTAACGATTGAGGAATTCCGTACCAAAGCTTTAAAGGCAGTTGATAAATATCTACAAATGCCCATAGAGGATCGCAAACCATGTATGTTTGTGTTAGATTCGTTGGGTATGCTCTCCACAGAAAAAGAAATTAGGGATGCACTGGATGATAAACAAGTCCGTGACATGACTAAATCCCAATTAGTGAAGGGAGCATTTAGAATGTTAACTCTCAAACTCGGCCAAGCGAATGTCCCACTCATTGTCACAAACCATACGTATGATGTCATCGGAGCTTATGTCCCAACAAAAGAAATGGGTCTTTACTATGATGATCGTGGTCTTGATAAGTACTATGGTCTTCTAGAATTGGGAGAGATTGGAGGACTGTGGAAGAATGTTGCTGGAAGATATGAGATTAATGGGAAGAAAGTATATGCTAAAGCAATATATAAAAATCCAGAAGAGTATTTTACTCCAGAAGTAATGCAAGCTCTTGATGAAATAGCACATACAGAATTTAGTTATGGGTCATGAAGAACATAAAAATATTAAAAACAGGAATAGATGTTTCTAAAATAAAGGAACAGTTAGATCAGTACCCTGATGATTGGTATATTCAAAGAAAGGGTGCTGATACTTTATTAGAAAAAGGATATGCTGATATAGATGTTGGCAATCTTCAGTTAATAATGGGAGCAATAAAAAAGAAAGGTGATTTTGTAGGAGATTCTGAATTAAATAGACCTACTCCTGCATATCAAAGACATACAGAAATTATTAAACTCATACAAGATGAGTTTCCTAATAAAGAAATTCATCGATGTGGATTTCTTTCACTTCCTGTTGATGGGTATGTTGGTGCTCACATTGATGAGGGAACTTATTATCATACAAGGGATAGATATCATATTTCTATTGCTGGTCAGTATCAATATTTTGTTGGAAATGAAACTACAGTGATTGACGCAGGAACACTTTTCTGGTTTAATAATAAGATGCCTCACGGTGCTGTGAATCTGGGTGAAGAAACCAGAGTAACCTTTGTATTTGATATCCCACATGGACAAAGTTGAATTTCTTATCTTAAGAAATCTTATTCATAATGAGGAATATGTCCGTAAGGTTCTTCCTTTTATTAAGTCAGATTACTTTGAGGATTATAATCAGAAAGTTGTCTTTGAGGAGATATCAAAGTTTGTAGGTGAGTATAATCAACCTGCATCTAAAGAAGTTTTATGTATTGAGACTGAGAAACGTCAAGATATTAATGATACTTCCTTTCAGGAAATTACTACCTTAATTACTGACTTAGAAAATGAACATTCTGAGTTTGATTGGTTAGTTGATACTACAGAGAAGTGGTGTAGAGATCGTGCTATTTACTTGGCATTGATGGAATCTATCCAACTTGCTGATGGTAAAACTGATGATACTAAAGGAAGAGATGCAATACCAAGTATTTTGTCAGATGCTCTTTCGGTTTCATTTGATACTCATATAGGACATGACTACTTACAAGACTATGAAGAAAGGTATGAATCGTACCACAGGAAGGAAGACAAGATCGAATTTGATCTCGAATTCTTTAATAAAATTACGAAAGGAGGCTTACCGAATAAGACTCTCAACATTGCTCTTGCTGGCACAGGGGTTGGAAAGTCTTTATTCATGTGTCATGTG